CTTATCCGCAACGTCTGCAGAACTTCTCGGTGTTTGCCGACGGCAAGGGCTATGTGGGCCTCGCGCCCGAGCTCAATCTGCCGAAGGTGACTTCGAAGACGGAAGAATACCGCGCCGGCGGGATGGACACGCCGGTCGAGGTGATCACCGGCACGGAGAAGCTCGAGTGCTCCTTCACGCTGGCCGAGTACAACGCAGCGGTGATGGCGCTGTGGGGTATCACCACCAGCGCGGAAACGCAGTTCACTTTCCGCGGCGCCGTGCAGCGCCAGGGCGAGGACGCGCAAGCGATTGTCGCTACCATTGGCGGCCGGATCAAAGAACTCGATCCAGGCACGTGGAAGGCGGGCGATCAGGCGTCGCTCAAGGCCTCCATTGCGGTGACCTATTACCGGCTCAGCGTCAACGGCGCCGACGTGATCGAGATCGATGTCGTCAACATGAAGCGCATCATCAACGGCGTCGACCAACTGGCGAGCCAGCGCACGGCGCTGGGCATCTAGGCATTCCTGCAACCATAGCGGGCCCGATCCGGGCGGGATGCCCGGAGCTAACCATGCACTCTTCTTGGAGATGGGGCGGCGTTCTGAGCCGCCCCGCTTTTTTGGCAGGATTCCATGCAGCAAACTGAAACCACAATCAAGCTCGAATACCCGATCACCTCCGGCGCGCAGCTCATTCAGGAAATCACTCTGCGCCGGCCCAAGGTCAAAGACACGCTTGCGGCCCAGAAAGTATCAGGCAGCCAGGCCGAACAGGAGATCCGGCTGGTGGCAAACCTCGCGAGTCTCACACCGGCCGAAATCGAAGAACTCGATGCCGCCGACTATGCGCGCGTGCAGGCGGTACTCTCCCGTTTTTTCTCCCCGACGCCGCGGAACTCCGCCAGAACGTAGTCTTCCTGGCCCATGCGACCGGCTGGCCTCTCTCTGAACTTCTCGAGCTGTCGATCGAAGATTTCCGCGACTGGTGTGAAGCCGCGCGATCCCTGCACGAAACGCTGATCTCCCAAAGCTGATGTCTACTCCCAACGCCAGTGTCGTTGTCAAAATCGGCGCGCTCATGGATGCGACCGTTGGCGCTGTCTTCGGCAAGACCACGTCCGGCCTCAAGAAGATCGGCGACACGATGAAGGAGCTGGCGTCGCGCTCGCAGGAGTTGAAGCGGCTGAGCGCTGCGACCGTGCGCCTGGGCGAATCTGTGGAAGCGCTCAACGCGCGCTACGACAAGCAGAGCGCAACGCTCGCCAAGGCAGAGGCGTCCTTCGCCAAGGTCAAAGAGAAAATCGCCGCGGCCGGTCGTGCGGACGAGAAGCTCACCGTCCAACTTGCGCGTGCGGACGAAGCGGTCACGCGCGCCCGGGCGAACCTCGACCGCACGAACCTCAGCCTGACCAAGGCCAAGACAGATTACCGTGAGGCCTCCGCGGCGGCCGAGAAGTTCCGGGCAGCCAACCAGCACGTGGAAGCTTCGCTCGATCACCTCGGTGCGGCGATGAAGCGTTACGAGGGCGCGAGCGCGGCACTCCAAAAGAACCAGGCCCGTCGTGCCCAGTGGCGTGCAGCCATGGTCGAGGTCGGCGTCCTGGGCGCGGCTGTCAAGCGCGTCTTCGACAAGGCCAGCGAATCGGAAGATGCCAAGATCCGCCTGGGCTTTGTGCTGCGCGGCGACAGGAAACAGATCGGCGACGTCATCCGGAAAACACGAGCATTTGTCCATGAAAGCTCGGCGACCATGCCCGAGATGCTCGCCATTCAAGGTGCGCTCAACCGCGAAGGCCTGCAGGCGGAGGAAGCGCTGCTTGCTTCGAAAACCGTGCACATGGTCTCAAAAGTCACGCAGCAGGACGCGGCCGAGACGGCCAAGGCCATTGCGGGCATCTACAACACCGCTGGATTGCAGATGGTGGGCTCGACCCAAGAAAAGCTCGCGCGCATCGGCGACCTGGCGGCGGCACTGCAGCAGAACTTCGCGATTGAAGATATCGGCGGCCTCGGCGCCGGCCTCGCGAAAGCGTTGCCGCAGGCGACCATGGCGCGGGTCAGCTTTGAGCAAACCGGCGCTGCCATCGGTGCGCTCACCCGCTACGGCATCGACGCCGGTTCGGCCGGGCAGCAGATGAGCGCGGTGCTGCGCAACCTGACCAGGGCCTCGCAAGAACTCGGCTTTCAACTCGTTCACGATGCGAAGGGCAACCTGGACTTCGAAGGCACCATTCTCTCCATGAATGCGCGCCTGAACCGGATGGGCGGCCTCGCGCGCAACCGGGATGCACTGACCAAGGCATTCACCCGGCGCGGCGCCGATGCTGCTTTCTATCTCTCGCGTGCCGCGGCCACCGGGGAACTGGTGCAGGCGCAGGAGTCGCTCGCAGGAAGCATGGGCCGTGTTCGGAAGGAATACGAAAAGCTCGAAGGCTCTCCCAAAGAGCGCTGGGAGAAGGCCGTCAAGAACATCGGGATGATCTTCAATCCCATTGGCCTGGCCATGATGCCGGCCGCCACGGCGGCGCTCGAAAAAGTGGAAGGTGTGTTCACCCGGCTCGGGAAGTTCTTTGAGGAACACCCGACGGCCGCAAAGTGGATTGGCGGCCTGAGCGTTGCGGTCTTGGGCCTCGGCGGTGCGATCACCATTGTCGGCTATGCCATGACGACGATTCTGACGCCGTTTCTGAAGTTGAAGGAGCTGGCACTGCTGTGGAAGCTGCGCAGTCTGGAGACGACGATCCAGTTGGGCGCGCAGACTGTTGCAACGGGTGAGGCTGCTATCGCCACAGATGGGCTGGCTGCCTCGGAGACTGCGGAGGCCATCGCTGCGAATGGGGCAAATGGCGCGATGGTTACGCGGATCGGACTCCTGGGCAGGCTCAAGGTTGCGTTGCTGGGCATCGGAGACGTTCTGGCGGGTTCCGCATTGCTCAGCGGGCTGCTGGTCGGCGGACTGGGCGCCGCGACGGGCGCCGCGATCGCATACGACCAGCAGCAGGAGTTCCAGGCCGCGACCGACGAACGGATGAAACGCTGGTCCGGCACGCACATCGTTCTGAACCACGGCGCGCCGTCTCCCGGTGCGGCGATGGAGGCCGCGCAGCTTCCGGGCGGCCACGCTGTTTCAATGGCTAAACTACCGGCGCTCCACACCGGGCTCGAAGGCCTGATCCAGATCGGGCAGCCGAAGAAGATGGCGAAGGGCGGCATCGCTACCAAGCCGACGCTCGTCGAGGTGGGCGACGCCGGTACGGAAGGGATTGTCCCGCTGCCGCGCAACTTCCGACAGGGTCTCGGTGCCACCACGATCACGATTCATGCGCCGATCACCATTCACGGTGCCACTGAGCCACGTGCGGTTGCCCTGCAGGTGCGCGCGGAGCTCGAGCGCGCGGTGCGCGAGACGGAAGCGCGCCGGCGCGGAGGAATGCACGATTGATGGCCAGCGACGTCATGATGCAACTCGGAAACTTCCAGTTCTCGATCAATACCGCTGCCTATCAGGAGCTTCGCCGTACTGTGGAATACCGCTGGGCGGAGCTCGGCAGGATCGCACACCGGCCCTCGCTTCAGTTTGTCGGTGTGGGCCGCGATGAGATCGAGCTGCGCGGGGTGATCTTGCCCAGCTTTCAGGGCGGCATCCACCAGGTGGACATTCTGCGCAGCTATGCCCAGAAGGGTCAGGCGCAGGCGCTCACCACCGGCCGCGGCGAGAACTGGGGCCCATGGTGTGTGCTGGCGATCAGCGACGAACAGCAAACCCTGACCTTTAAAGGGACGCCGCTCAAGATCGAGTTCGGCTTGCGGCTGAGCTATTACGGTCCGGACGACGAGAGCACCGGATCAAAGGGCTACGTCTCGTCGACCTGGATCAACCTCTTGGGCAAGCAGGGCGCCACACTGATCACGCCGCCCGATATCGCGAGCGCGAAGCCGGGTGTCTTGCCGCCGATCACGACATCGCAACTCGGTAGTCTCGCACCTGCACTCGCTGTTGCCAAGATTCCTCCCCAGGCTGCGGCGTCGACGCTCACCAAGGCAATCCAGCGGGTGCAACTCATTCAGAAAGATGCGACCGCCACGGCAACGGTCCTCGCCCAGGTTTCGATGACAGTCTCGAGCCTGAAGAGCGGGATGGCCCGTGATCCGGTCGGCACGCTGAGCCGGTTGCTCACCGGCGGCATCGGACAGACAGGCATCCGGACGCTGTTCGGTGCCGAGATGGCCGGATCGCTCTCTCAGTTCGGCGCGGCGGTGCAGGTTGGCCAGGGCACCGTCCAGACCGTGGGCAACCTGCTCGCCACCACAGCGCGGAGCGTGAATCACTGATGGCCCAGCAGCACTACACAACCAAGGCAAACGACATGGTCGACACGATCGCCTACAAGATCTATGGCGCGACGGCGGGCTACACCGAGGCCATCCTGGCTGCGAATCCTGGCCTGGCAGACGAGTGCCCGCTCCTCCCTGCGGGTATCACCATCACGCTGCCGGACCTGAGCGACCAAGCGCAGCAGATTCAGACGGTAAAGCTGTGGAGCTAAGTGTGACTCCGCAATTTCAGATCACCGCCAACGCTGTGGACCTCACCGCGAAGATCGCGGCGCGCCTGATCCGCCTGTGCATCACCGACGAAGTGGGCGTGAACTCGGACCAGTTGCAGATCGACCTCGACGACCGGGACGCGGCCATTGTGCTGCCACCTTTCGGCGCGACGATCGAGTGCTCGCTCGGCTACAAGGAATCGGGCCTGTCTGCGATGGGCCGCTGGATTGTGGATGAGCTCGAGGTGGAAGGGCCGGAGCGGCTTCTGACGATCCGTGCGCGTAGCGCCAACACGCCGGCGTCCGCGCCCGATTCGAATTCGACCTGCCTTTCCGGACTCCAGGCGCGCACCAATGACACCTACACCGGGCTGACCGTTGCGGGCATTGTAGCCAGGATCGCAGCCCGCAACCATCTGGGCACGGCAGTCGATCCGGCGATTGGCGCGATTCAGGTCGCGCACCGCGCCCAGACGGGGCAGAGCGACAACGAATACCTGTCGGTGCTGCTTGAGCTGGTGAACGCCGGCTGGAAGGTCCAGGGCGGCAAGATCGTTGTCTTTCAACACAACGCGGGCGTCGCGCCCGTCTCGGCCGGCACTGGCAAGTCCATCCCTGCTGTGAATCTGACCCCATCAAACTGCCTGCGCTGGGCAGCAACGCTCACGCGGCGCAGCTCGCACAAGCGTGCCCGGGCCCGCTATCACGACGCGGCCTCCGGTCGGGACACCTATGTGGAGGCAGTCTCCGACGACGCCACCGAGCAGGACACCGTCGACACCGATCCGGCCGAATATCCAAGCAGCAACGAGGCCCTGGCTGCCGCCACGTCGAGAGTGCAACGCCTGGATCGCGGCTCGGAGCTGCTCCGCCTCACGCTCGCGGGCAGTCCGGCAATCTGCGCGGAAGGCCCGCTCATTGTCTCCGGCTTCCGGCCGGAGATCGACCATGCCTGGGTGGCCGTGCGCGTGACGCACACGCTGGACCAGTCCGGTTACGCGACCGAGGTGGAAGCGCAAAAGACACTTACCCAGGCAGCCGGCTACAGCCAACGCAAGGGCCTCACGGTCAACAAACCAAAGTAACGGAGACGTCATGAACGCATCGGAGAATTGCTTTCGACTGATCGAAGGCTCGGAGGGCTGTGCCCTGAAGGCTTATCCGTGCCCGTCCGGCATCCCCACCATCGGCTACGGCCACACCTCGGGCGTCCGGCTGGGCATGACGTGTACGCCGGCGCAGGCCTCGGCCTGGCTCTGCGAGGACGTCCACTTCGCAGAGGGTCTTGTGCGAGCGCACGTGACCTCTCCGCTCACCCAGAGCCAGTGTGACGCGCTGGTTTCCATCATCTTTAATGTCGGCCCTGGCGCAAAGGGCGTGAAGGACGGGATCATCACGCTCAAATCCGGTGTGCCATCGACGCTGCTGCGCAAGCTCAACGCCGGCGATTCCACCGGCGCAGCCACCGAGTTCCCGAAGTGGTGCCACGGTGCCGGCAGCACTCTGCTTGCTGGCCTGGTGACGCGCCGGGCGCGAGAACGTGCGCTTTTCCTGGGCCTCCAGGACTACATGCACGCAGCCTGATACGGCAGCCATACGGGCCAACGTGACGCAAGAGAGGCGATCGCGACGCTCAAGTGTCCGCTGGCCCTGCGCTGGCCGCGGCCCACCAAGTTTACTTCCAGAAGGCAACATCATGAACAACTGGCTTCGCCTGCATTACAGCCCGCGTGTACTCCTGGTCATTCCCTGGTCCGTGCTGGGCACGTTGCTGTGCTGGCCGGCGTTCGAGCTTGGCCTGCTGCTGCACGGCACGCGCCCGGGCCTTACCAGCGCGGCCTGGGCACTCGACTGGCTCACGGATTGTCATAAGAACAGCGCCTGCCTCCCTTCTCAAACCACAGCCACTGTGGGCGTGATCAGGGCGGCCTCGGTCCAGAGCTATCAGGCTTCCCGGCAAATGCAGTTCACTGCTGTGGAAGGTCTGGCGTTCTTG